CCCCACGTTGCCGCTGCTGTCGATATCAATCCCACTAGCTGCATCTCTAGCGACTCTAAGGGCAGGGTTTTTAGTCCCGTTGGTAAGACCACCAAAGATGGCTTTGCTATTTGCGTCATCGTAGCTTAGATGGGTACCGTGATCATCTGCTGTAGGGTCTTGTATTACGATTGACGCCGTTGCTGATGAATCACCTTGAACTACAAGTTTATCTCCAACTGTGGTAGTACCAATTCCTACTTTGCTTGTTCTAGCATCTAAAGTAATTTTTGCGGTACCAGAACTATCACGAACATTGACAACACCTCCAGAACTTGTTGAAGTCAAACTAATGTTATCCGTACCATCAGTGTGATCTACAGTAACAGGCCCCCCAAATGTAGCAGCACCTGATTCTAAAACTTGAAAAAGAAGTGTGCCAGAGCCATCTGTAGAATCTTTACGAATATCAAAAAAACGATCTGTTTGATTGTTGTCTGAGTCAATATTTACAAATATTCCACTTGGGCTGTTTATAAAACCGTTGCTTAATCCCGCCACGCCTAATGTTATTGCACCGTCTAGCTGTAACGTGGACGCCATATCTACAGCGCCATCAATATCGACAACATCTAGATTAGTTGTACCGTCTACGTCTATGTCACCGGAGATGTCTAATGAAGCAAACACAGAAGTGCCTGTGGCTGTGACTGTTCCACTAAAAGTAGTATTGCCAGAACTATCTATTGTCAGTCTGGTGTTTGTACCGATTGCTGTGGTGCCGATTTTAAATTTATCACCGTCACCGTCATCAACACCCATCGTAAAGACTTGAGTGCCAGATAGAGCAAACGCAAGAAATGGATCACCGTCTGTGGCTGTATTGTTTATAAGCAAACCAGTAGTCGAACCAGCGCCACCAAGAGTCAAGCTAGTATCAGCAGTATGAGTAAGATTTATATCACTATCAGCGCCAAAGTTTAGAACAGCACCGTCAGACTGTAATGTAAGATCATCGTCTACAAACAAGTCAGGCACAGACAAATCTTGCATTAAATCGTAAACAATAGCACCAGTTCCACCACCGTCAGTGGCAATCATTTTGGTTTGACCATTGGCAATGTTTACAGTAGCGCCAGATCCTTGTTTAATTGTAATTATTTGACCGTTACTTGTGGCATTTTCAATCATCCAGACTTTACTGACTGTATTTGGTGCAAGCGTAATAACTCGCGTTGTGGTTAAACTTGCGCTTGATGTAATCTTTAAAAAGAAAGATCTGGCCGCATCAGAAGCGCCATCAGCCATTGTAATGGATGTATCGGCATCACCTATGATTTCATTGCCATAGCTAAAAGCCTCTGCAATAAGTTCAAGGTTGGTATTTGTTTTTGTACCCCATGACCCAGAGTTTTCCCCAGTGGCCATTTCTTCGAGGCGAAGGTCATTTACAAAGGTACTAGCCATATCAATCTATCCTTACGATTGCGTTGCTTGCTGTAGCTGCTGGGAATACAATTTTAAACGTACCGCCAGCTACTGTGAAATCTCCACCAAAAGCCAAAACTGCTATTGCACCTCTGTTGTTGTCAGAATCATACAGAGTTTTATTATAAATCAATGCACCATTAGCTGTGAAAGATGCTGATGTCCATTCAGGATCTGCTGCATCAAACACCCCACTGGTGCTGTTTTCAGCTACTGCAACACTCGTTAGCTGTTTACCTCCAGCAGTGTAAGCACTACCAGATGCATTTGTTATTTCCTGTGTTGTTGTGTAAGCATCTGTTGTTGCACTAAGATCTGCTGAACTTGTATAAAGTGCTATTCGTATATCGTCTGTATCTAGGTGATGATCACCAAGCAACAGATCCTTTTTGAACAATGTACACATTGCTTGTGTGATAGCCATTATTAGCCTCCGTTATATTCCGCTGCGTAATCACGCTGCATTTCTTGTACAAATAATTGTACTGCTTCGTCAAACTGTGTCTTGTAAAGCGCCAAGGTTTCTCCAGCCTTGAGAAAGGCTGATGCTTCGTAAAGACATGCTGATAGTAACACATTTTCTGCGTGATCGCCAATCCAACTGTTTGCATTGGTTGAAGACAAACCTGTTTCTGGAGCAATAAAATCGACCTGATAACTGTCTGTTGAGCTTGGAGTGGGCGCTATTATAATAACTGTACCAGACGTTCCAGCATTTTTTGTGCTGTATATTCTTGGCGTTCCTTGCGTAGTGGCGTTTGGCCAATAATCACGTAAATAAGAATCAACTCTGTGATCAAGATAATTTAAAACACTTGAGCTTGTTACAGATACCTGTCTAATCATTCTTGCATTTGCAACTGTATATTCTGCTGTTCCAGCCACAAGACTGGCTGAAGTTGTTTGTCTAAAACATGGCAGATTAGGCAGACGCTGAAAGATCATCTCTTCAGCCTGAGATATAATTTCATCAAGCGAACTACTTAATTCTGTGCTATCATCTTCAAGAAAATTTTGAATGTTTGTTTTAAGCTGCGTGTAATTCATTATTCACCCCAACCTTCATTGCCCCAACCTTCTTGACCCCAACCAAGAACTTGAGCAGTTTCATTACCAACGCCACCTGTTCCTCCAACTCCAGTTTCTACTATAGATAAGTTAAGTGCTTCAATTCCAACAGAACCAGATCCACCACTACCAGAAACTCCAGTAACTTGAACTACTGGTATTTCAACACCTACACCACCAGTGCCTGCAACGCCAGATTCGTCAATAGAAAGCTCTAATGCTTCATCGCCAATAGCACCAGTACCACCAACACCAGTCTCAGTAATAGTGGATTCAAATGCAAGAGTTCCAACTGCACCTGTACCTGCAACGCCATCTTCATCGATAGAAAGCTCTAATGCCTCATCCCCAACAGCACCTGTGCCGCCCACACCAGTCTCAGTAATGGTGGTTTCGACTAATGCCAGACCAGTAGCACCAAATCCACTTACACCCACTGAGGGGCGATCTCTGATGTCTACAAACGGATCGTAATTAAATCCTATAAATATTTCTACATTCTCAGGATCTTTATTTGGCCTTGCATCAAACAGGGCAGTTGCATCAAAGACATTTTTTCTTGGTGTAAGCTGTGGGTGTTTTGGCTCCCACTGATCAGGCGCAACTCTAAGTCCATCCCAAGTTGTTTTGAGATCCTTATATCTGACGCGAAGGCCAGAGCGATCACAGATCGCCATAGATTTTCTGCCTCTTGCGTACTTCAGCGCCATTACGAAATGCTCACACTTATAAAGCCAACATTGCCAGATCCACTAATACCAATATTTGGCCTTTCGTTTCTTGGTGTAAAAATGCTGTAGTTAAAACCGACATAGAAAATTATATCTTCTGGATCATTGTCTGGTCTTGAAGATCGCAATGCCGTTGCATCACGTACATCTTTAGGTGGTGTTATTTGTGGTTGTTTTCGTTCATAATCTTCTGGAGAAACTCTTTGGCCTTTCCAGTTGGTTCTTAGCTGTCTGTAAGGAATTTCCAGACCGCTTATGTCACTTATTGCTTTGCTGTATTTACCTGAAGCTCTTCTTGCCATCAATATAAATTCAGCGCAGTGGGCTGAACCCTCAAACTTACACCGTCATTATCCGAAGATGCTGCAAAGTTAAAAGCTCTTTCATACATCTCATTGAGTATTGAAAACTTATCCGTTGCAAATTTCAAAGCCAGCTTGCTTGCCAAACCAGCGCAAATGCATTCATTCCATCTGTATGGTATATCGGCATCTTGATTTGACGCAGTAATGTCTTCTAGCTGATTAACAGCCCAATAATTAAGGCTATACGTTGTTCTGTCTGGCACTTGCCAAAGATAAATTACTGGAGTTGATTGTTTATCCAGCATGTATTGGCTTGGTTTTCCACTGGAGTTTTTGTTTGGAAGTTGGTTGTAATCTGAGATTGATATACGGTTGATCATTTGATCAGATGTATCAGTGCCAGCACTATCTCTTACGACAACATCTATAATATCTATTGTTTGTGCTGGTAATGAGTATGACAAAGTTCCGCTTACAAGTGTGAGAGTATTTTGCGTAACAGCCCAATAGTTAATACCGCGATTTGCCCATTCGGAAAAAAGCAAGTTAAGGCTGCGCCTTGCCGACACAGCCCTATTGCCAGTTTGGAGTTGCGTGTCTAAACCACAACGCTCAAACGCTTCGGTAATTATTTCCTCAACATCTGGGCGAAAAGCAAAAGTTCCTGACGTTGCCATCTAATCACCTATTTTTACATCAGCCATATTTTTTCCGCATATACATAATGATCGTATATGTATCAGCAGAAGTATGACCAACTGTGGTAAACATTATGTCACCAGTTTTTCCGCTTCCTGCGTTGTTAGTAAGACCGCCAAAAGAAGTGTAATCGTGATCACCACTTTGGTTTTCTCCAAGCTCAATGGCCATTACATCAGTAGTTGCATCAAATAAAATGCGAACTTTCATCCCAATGCACTGCCACCAAATTTTTTCAATAACAACACCAGAACATGCAACACCATCTGAGTTTGAAGATAACGCAGAAACATCAACTTTTTTGACTGCACTTTCTCCTGTGCCGTCAGAGATATTTGTAAATTTCATTACAACATGTTGTGGACCGTCAACAAAAGTTTGTGAGGTTACAGCATCAGCCATATCGATAACTCCTTATAATAATTAAGAAGCATCTGATGAGCTTGAAATACCCATAAACTTCATAACAACAGTGGTATCAGCGCCGGGATCACCAGAAAGCACAATTTCAACTTCATCTGCTGTTTCTGTAGCAGCCGTTGTTGTGCCACCAGACATACCTAAAACGCCATTACAGGGAAAAAATCCTTTAAATCCTGTGCTGTTTACAGCAGCAGATATGCCATCTACAAAACCATCAGTATCTGCATCTGTTCCAATATCATTAAGAGTTACGCTGTTTGATGCTGCACCAGTTACGGCAATCATTACAGCCATAGGTATAAAGTTTGATGGAATACCGATTGCAGATTCTTTGCCTGTTGTTGCACCATTAGCTACAGTCACAGTAGCTGTGTACACAGACATAGTCATCTCACTTGTGAGAGCGCCTGTAGTGGAATTTTTAACAATGTTTTTAAAGCCGTTTTCAGAACGTACTGGTCCTGAGAAAGTAGAATTAGCCATGTGTATCTCCTGTCGTGGCTAGTGTCAGTTGCCCAATGCAACTGTCAGGGATATTAGCACGATACAATACCTTTAGATAAAAAGAAAGGGGCAACCGAAGTTGCCCCAGTTAATTCCAACAGGGAGGAAATAGTTGGATTAAGCTGCGCCCTCTGTTCCGAAGATGCCACGCCAGTCAGTAAAGCCAAAACTATAACGCTCGCGTACTTTGTAGCGAACATTGCCAGTTTCGAAGTCACCTTCCATGCCTTTTTTCATAGGCGAGCGTTGGAACATTTTCAGTCCATCAGGAACATCAGTGGTCACAAAAAATGCATCGCTGTCTGTTAGACGGCGCATGACATGATATCCTTGTGGCAAGTAACCGCCAGAGCGGATTGCGTTGATATCATTATCAGCAGTTCCTGTGCGTAACTGTGATTCAAGCAGACGCTCTGCTGTAAAGGTGTATGCTGTTGGAATAACAAGCATTGTACCTTGTGCAGCAATCCGAAGGCCACGATCATCCTTCATATCAGCAATCTGAATGAGGATCGACTCTAGTGATGTTTCGGATAGGTCAGCAGCACT